TACTATCTGTAGCAAGCCCTACAGCGGGGAAGATGTTTTTAAACTGTGTGGTGGCTATGAGGTTTCGGACCTTTCGGCCAAAGTCCACGGCTAGGTCCGTGGTGTGGGACACCATCATCACCTTCTTACCCGGATTCCGCCCAAGAAACCACGCAGGGAAGTAGATGGAAACAAGCTGACTCTTACCGTGCCGCGGCGGGATGTTAACGCACCCGCGGTCTTTTACCCCACTCTCTAAGTCCATGAGCATATCTGCAAGGATGCGGTGGTGTCGGCCCACTTTGTACGTGTGGTCCATGTATAGGCAGAACTCAATTAAGTCGTCGTGTGCCTTCTGCCGCTCCCGCCGTGAGGCAAGCTCGTCTACCAGCTTGTTTAGCTCATCAACTTCTTCAGGAGACATACTGTCTACCTGCGACAACAGCAGGTCGAGCTCATCTTCGGAAAAATCTACGGTATTACTCGTCATAAGATGTTTCTACTGATTCTGCGGTGCCTAACATCTCGTCCAGATCAAGCGCTTGGCCGTCAATGGTTATCGGCTCTTCTTCCGGCGTTACGTCCCGCAGGGCTTGCAGGCGTTGTTTTAGTTTAGAACGCAGGTCGTCTGTAGATTGGTGCGTCACGGTGATTTCCGTTTTCTCAGTGAAGAGGCCCACATCGCCGATTTTACCCAAAAGCTCCAACGCCTTGATCCGCACCTTGGGGTCTGGGTTTTCCGTCTCTTGGACGAGCTTGTTGGTAACGAGGTGCCTGATCTGGGTCGCAGAGGTCACGATAGAGTGTGCGTAGTTCTTTAGAATCTGCTGAGTCAACAGCAGCGCCTGTGGGGTTAGTTGCGCCACGTTCTTCACCGTTGCTTTCTTGTTGGTTGCTGCCGGATTGGTTGAGAAAGCCGCAGCGATGGTTGCTGCAGCCTGCTTGTCCTCGTCCGTAAGTTCTTTGATTTTAAGGCCATGCCCGGCCAACACCTCAACCGTTCCGCACGCTGCATCCACTTTATCTAATAGCCCGGTTTGGGGCCCGGGGTCTGCACCGGGGGGTGTTTTGTCGTCAGGTGTGATGCGCACGGATGGTATCCGAGTTGTTAGGTTGTACCGTGTGGTGCGGTATACATAGCCCCACATTTTCTTACATATACCCCCCTTTGTTCTCTTTTGGGAGTCCCTTGTGGGGGTGTTTTATATTTGAGGGGGGTGGGGTGTCTGCAGGGCCGAAAATGCTTAGGGGGGAGGGGGGTCATGTTAATAAAAAGTGGTTGTTTATTAACCTATGTTAACGAACTGCGCTTTCTTTAACATGAGGGGTGTTCCGTTTTTGTTCTTTTTGGAAAGGTTTGTGCGGAATAGTAATACTATAAGAGGTAGGGCTAGGTAGTAGGATAGGGGGGTGAGGGGGTAGTGGGGTCTAGGGGATGACCTATCAAGCTAAGGCTGTCTGGTGCAACGTCTGTAGAATTTTTGTAGTCTCGGAACGCTGATCGCGCTCTTTCTTAGCCACATGGTCTGCCTTCTGCCGTCTTCTTCTTCTTGGTCATAGGGTGCGACGGCGAATTTTATTTTCTGGGGCGCGGGATATGTTAGCGGCTGGCTAACAGTGCCAGACAGTGGCGGATGTTTGTGTATAATGGTGTTCATGGAAGGGGCGCTGCTGTGGTGCTTCTCCATCAACGGAAAGGGATTTCCAAATGACTAACGTAACACTCTCTAACGGCGTGTCGGGTCTTGCACTCGGCGCTGGTTCGAATCTCAGCGTGACTGAGGATATGGTTTCGACTCTGCGCAAGGGTTATGAATTTGGCGGCAAGGGCGAAAAGTATGTGGTCGCCTTCTTTGATCTTATGGATGCCAACGGCTGGTCGCCTTCGCATATGATTGCGGTTGGCTCGGATGGGTCAACGGCTACGGCGGAATCGTGGGAACGGTGCCGAACGGTAGTAATTGGCGCGATGACGAAGGGCGTCCAGACTTTGTTGGCGCTGCCTGCAGAGATGGCGAAAGGGCAGGTCGCTGCGGATTGGGATGGCAATGCTTACACGTCGACGGGCCAGCCCAAGGACAAGCGCTATTGGCAGCAACAAATTGGGTCGCGGATTGCCAAACTGGGCACTCACTGGGCTGATGTTATCAGGGCGCGGGAAGCGAAGGCCAACTATCTTAAACTTCAAGAGATGATTTCCGCGGGCGATGTCGAAGGCGCTTTGGCGCTAAAAGGGCAGATGAATGCGAATGAGCCGCGCAAGTCGCTGCTGCCGTCTGAGTTCTTGGATGAAAAGCTGTCTGAAACTATCAAGCGGATCGAACGGGCCAAGGGTGACAATGTTGATCTTGCGGTGCTGAAAGCTTTGGCGCTGCGGTTTAGAACTGAGGTTCGTGCGCTGGCTAAAAAGTCTGCGGAATAATCAACGGGCGGGGCGGCGCAAGTCGCCCCATCCTTCACAATGGAAAGGGAATGAAAAATGGAATATGAAAAGGACGGTTTCGGAATGATCGGCAAAAATTACAGGGTCGCGGCGTTGGATGAGGTCGCGGCTCTGGCGGTTGAAGAGGGTGCGCCGCATGTCACGTTCGGTTGCACGTCTTGCGGGATGGTCAACTGGCACGCAAAAAATTTGGCGCTGGCGGCAAATGGCGGCTATAGTGGGCAGCGCAGCATTTTCCAACTGAGTTGGAGCAAAGGGGAATGCGATTGTGCGCCAAGCTTCTTGCGCTGTGTGGTGGCGCAATGAGGGATTGGATTGAAGCGGCGTTTGGCGCGGTGCTGTTGTTCGTGCTGGGGTATGTGCTGTTCAAGTATGGCGTACCGATTGCAGCGGGTTTGCTGGGTTGACGTTTGGGGCAGCGGGGAAACTCGCTGCCCTTTTTTTTGGCGCGGCGTCTGGGCGCGCCTCGCTGCGGCTCGTCACATAGCAAGCGGTGAGGCGCGCTTTCCCCGCATCTGTTTCGGCTTTGTTTTTTCTTCGCGTCTTTTTTTCTCTGTTTTTTTCGACGCCAGTTCTTTGTCTGCTTAACGTCTTAGTTCTTATCTGTTGTCTTTGGCTTCAGGATTGAGACCAGTTCTTTGAGCCGCTGTGCGCCTGCGCGTGTTAGCGCGCGGCTAACAAATCGAAAACCAGCGATGTGCGGGAAAAAGTGGATAAGGCATTCTCTGTTTAAATCACTACGTGATTTAAACAGAGAATCAAAGCGGCGTCAAGCTCTTTTTTCGACGCCAGTTCCGTGAGCCGCTGTGCGCCTAAGTGCTTGATTTAATTATAATGTTCGCAGTTTTTCTGTAATGTTCTGGAACAAAGGGTGAATGTTCGGCGAATGTTCCGAGAACGATATCTTGCAAGCCCTTGTTATTGCAGTAATGTTCGCAAAAAGAGCTTTTTAGGTGAAAAGTACTCTCCCCTCGTTTGGCCGTCTGCAAGAAGTTCGCAATCGGCCCCCTAAAAAAACATTCTCTTAAAAGTACTAATACTAATACTTAAAGAACATACGAACATTCTAGGTTTTTCATGCACTTACGCCTCCCCCATACAGAACAATATAGAACAATATACTGCCTGCTACAAAACAGCATTAAACAGCTCTGCACAGCATGCCTTCACCACGAACCACAACGGCGCACCAAGACGCGCCACAAAACACTTCTACGCAGGCTACCTCTACCACGAAACTCGATCACGCGATACGCTTCACTCCGTTCTATATACATTGCATAAGAACAGATACTTTGCTATACTATAAGAACAGTTGGAAATTCAGTCAGTGAGTAGGTCGGTCTGCCGCCCCTTCACCCACCTGCGCTTTGCGCCCCGCGCAGAGGTCTATGCTCTTTGAAGCTGTCAATCTTGTCGTTGTTAGCGGGCCAGCTAACAATCGACGCCCGCTAGGGAGGCCAGCTGGTATTTCATACCAGACCCCCGATAATGCTAGGGTGAGACAAACGCCGTGGACTTGGCTGACAACCAAGCACACCGAAAAATCATGTATTGTATAGCCACCCCTTGCGTCCCAGCGCAGGCGAGGATGGATGCTGGAAATCAAAACCAAGAAGGCCCGCCGTTGCATAGCCCCAGCTATGCAGGAGATCGCGGATCGCACCTGTGGGGTGCGTTAACCATACAAAACTCCAAGCATGACAATTCGGCACGGCGGCAGAAGCGGGGGGCGAGAGCCTCAACGTGGAGCGAGATCACCCCAACAAGATAGCAAGCAAACCAGACCGAGCGGCACAGACGCCGAACGAGACGCACTGCAAGTTATTGGGCAACAAATGGTCGAAACCGAGGAGGGTGTTAGCCAAGCCGCTAACAGCACACAACGTGCAGCCCTCCAAGGTACACGGGACATGATCCACCCGTGCTGATGAGACAGATCACAAGGAGAACAAGATGAGAGAACAAATAGAAGCCCTGTTCAAAAAACGTTTTGAAGGGACCGAGGAAGATGAAGCCGAGGTGGTTGCCTTCCTACGCAAACCCGAGAGCCAGCACTTGCTGGCGTCGAAGGAGTTTACCGAGGTCGCGATTAGCTGGGCCGAGCGGCTGGGCATCAAGAAGATGACCGACGAAGAAGCCGAGGCGTATGACGCCGCGCTGGAAGAACCCGAAATCTGCCCCCACTGCGGGCAAGAGATGGAGAGCTGAGATGAGCAAGCAAGAGAGAGCCAGCCAACTGCGGGCTATCGCCCTGCAGTTACGCGCTGCGCTGTTGCGCCGCATGGAAGCAATCGAAACCTTTGAGTTGGAGGTGTGAGATGAAGATAGTTGGTGATGTAGACATCATTGCTTTTAGAGCACGTGTTCAGCACGGCAACCACAACAACCCCCTGCTGATCGACCGGCAAATCCCGATTGCAATGGAGAAACTTTGGGAGATGCAAGCACGACTGATTAAAACCGTAAAAGAAATTGAGGTGTGAGATGAATAAGAAGGCTATGAAGGCGCGGCGTAAAGCGTGGATCACGTGGGGCGCAGAGGCGATTTGGATCGCGGACGAATACGCGATTGGTGCGGAGACGAACCGCGCCCTGCTTGATATGCTGTGGGCCAAGCCCAAGCTGAAGAAGTCCAAGCGCAAAGAGGTGGCCGCGTTCTACATGAACGCATACGCCGAGGAGGAAGCAAAGGCGTTCATACACACGCCCGACCCCGAGCACCCCGTGCAGTTTGTAGGGCCGAGATCGCTGGAGAAAGCCGTGGTAGGCCCGAGCCTAACAAGAAGGAGAACTAAGATGACAGAAGAAGTTTGGGCAAAGGCAATAGCTAGCGCCGTTGCGGTGCTGCGCCGCGAGAAGGCACGGGTCGAAGCCATATACCCCGACTACCCATCAAAGAAACGAATGGTGGGGCTTTATTACGTAGCGGTAGAATATGAACTGATCGCCAAGGAAATCCTTGAGCTAAAAATGGAGAACTAAGATGAGAGAAGAAACGACACTCACAGAAGCCGACCTCGTGAACGTCCACGAGTATTACCACAAGATGTTTAGCCACATCTTTCGGCTGCGCACCGCCGAAACCAAAGACCCCCTGCAAACCACCCGCTCTCCGTTTGGGCCCCCGCCCCTGCTCCCCTTTCACCCTGCCTACGGGCTGGCTGATACAACACGCGCAGAAATATTACGCCACGCAGCCGAGACCACCGTGCGGGCGGCGGCGGAGAAACACAACGTAGCGCAGAGCACTATCTATCGCTGGCGCGCGTTGTTAGCGGAGGGCTAACATGAATTATGAATGCGCCGATTGTGGCGGGGGGATACACCCCCGCCGCTTTGCTTTGGGCTATCGCGTATGCCTAACGTGTGGGGACAAGACAGCCCGCGCTGCGCGCACATCGTGGTGCGTAGCACCCGTACATAAGAGCAACTACATCCTCGTGACAAACCGCGAGGAACTCAAGTTCATCAACAACAAAGGGCCGCAGTAATCGGCACAACCAAGGAGGACTAACATGAACAACACCGCACTTAACCTCGTGACTGCACCTAAGATTTCGGTGCCGTCTATCTCGTCCGCAGCGATGCTGGTCGAGCTGTCTGTCAGCGTGTGGACAGGTATCAAGAAGGACAAACGCGCCTCGCAAGATGTAGAAGCACAGAACGGTGCCGATACGGGCGTGGCCAAGGTGTCCAAGAAACTGCTGGGCGACTGCGCCGAACTCAAAGCAGTGCAGGATTTCACAGCGAATGTGAGAACTGGTATTCACTATGCGATGACCATGCCGTGGTCCAACAGCGGGCTGCGCTTGCTGCCTACCGCTAAATACTTTGACTACACCAAGACCATGACCGCCCTAGAGGCTGACTGGTGGAAGCTGGTCGAGACGTTCCTCGCCGCATACGATTGGGAAGCAGCGCAAGCACAGGCCAAGCTTGGTTCTTTGTTTGCACGTGATGAGTATCCGACCGTAGAGAAACTACGCGAGAAGTTTCGGTTCAGCGTTAACTATATCCCCATGCCCGAGGCAGGGGACTGGCGTTTGAATATGCAAGCCGAGGCGGTTGATGTGCTAACCGCACACTATGAGAAGTTCTACACCGATCAAACTCAGCGGCTTGTTACTGCAACGTGGACGGTCGCAGCTGAAGCACTTACGGCAATGTCAGACCGCCTAGCCGATCCAGACGCAGGTGGGAAAGCAAATAAGAACGGTTCTAAAGTGTTCCGCGATAGCCTTGTGGAGAACATGCTGGATGCCATCGACAAGCTGGAAGTGTTCAACTTGACAGGCGACCAGACAATGCAGACCATGCAGAAACGGTTGCGGCAGTTGATGGACGGCGTGACGCCTGATGCACTGCGCGAGGACCGTGAGTATCGTCTGGCTGTTAAGCGTGAAGTAGACGCAGCTATCAAAGCCCTACCATCATTGGACCTGTAAGGAGAACAACGTGAAGTGGCAACACAGTGACGTGGCTAAAGAGTTAGCCGAATCCGACGGAGGGAAGCCGCACGATACGGTCTTCCTTGGTGGCACAGCTAAGGCAGACTTGTGGCTCTGTTCTAACGGGGTTCTGGTCTGCCAGTATGGCAGGACTAACGATGAATACGTGTCTTATGTGCCCGCCGATGCCGTGTGGATACACGCGCAGGGTAAGCTAGAGTCGCAAGATGCGAGCAACGCACCCACAGTGCGCGATGCGCCTGTCGTGTGGTACGGGTCAGGTTACGCGATAGACCAGCATGACCCAGAAGTCATCGCCGCATACTTGTTCTGCTTCGCGCCGCACGTGTTCAGCGTGGAGACACTAGAAGAAATGTACGACTCAAAAGGAGAAGCCCATGGGGATTGAAGTTTTCAAAGACGCCTACGAAGCGCTGCCCGAAAGCGCAGACGGGAGTGACATCATCGATTTCGTTGCGGGGGTGGCCGTGTCCTACATGCCGCCTGAAGAGGCCATGAAAGCCTTGATCAAAGCATCAGGTAGGGTAGCCGCATACGCCGAGGAATTTGGATCGTTGCACACGGAATGCGACTGCCCGAAGTGTGTCGAACTGCGTGAAGCAGAAAGACCAAAACACTAAGCGGTCTCCGCTTAGTGACTACGTGAGTAGTACTACACTAGTTCAATTCTGTAGTCGTTCATTTCTACTATACCACCCAAAAACAAGTTAGCCAGAGCGCTAACATAACATCGGAGAACTAAACATGTCTAACGCAGCACTTGCCATGTATGACCTTGGCATTGACGAGATCGTGGATCTGATCCGCGAGGTAGGCTCAGAGACCACGGTGTTGGCCGAAGGCCACATGGGCACGGGTAAATCATCTATGCTCAAGACTTTGGCCAAGATGATGCCGACCCACATCCCGCTCTACTTCGACTGCACAACCAAGGACTTGGGTGACATCACTATCCCCAAGCTGAAGGACTTGGACGGCAGCGACTATGTGCGCTTCGCAACCAACGAGGAGTTGGGCCTACACTTGCGGGACCAGCCGACTATCCTGATGATAGACGAGTTCGGTAAGGCCAACCCATCTGTGCGTAACGCGTTGCTGTGCTTGATCTACGAGCGCAAGATGGGCAGCTACACATTGCACCCTAACAGTATTGTGTTTGCTACCACCAACCTGATGACCGAGGGTGTGGGCGACAGTGTCCAAGCCCACCAGTGGAACCGCATGATGCGTATACGTGTTCGCAAGCCCGCCCATATGGAGTGGATCGAATGGGGTATCAACAACAACATTGACCACAGCCTGTTGGGCTGGGTCAAGGACAACCCGCAACTGTTCCAGACCTTTGAGGAGGTGAAGAACCCCGACGAGAACCCCTACATCTTCCACCCCAACGCGCAGCGTCGGTCCTTCGTGACACCACGATCATTGGAGGCGGCGTCGAAACTGCTGCACAAGCGGGCCCGCTTGTCGGATAAGATCATTACCGCTGGTTTGATTGGCACCATCGGTGATCGTGGCGCGTCTGACCTCATGGCTTTCGTGCGGTTGGCCGATCAGCTTCCGACTATGCAGTCTATCAAAGACAGCCCTGAGACGGCTAAGGTGCCGACCTCCGCATCCGCTGTGTGCATGGTTGTGTATCGCACCCTGTCCTCCATTGACCGCGACTGGATCGACGCATGGATGACCTACATGAACCGCCTCGACAAAGAAGCGCAGGGCCTGTTCGCCAATGGCGTTCGCAGCCCGAAGTATTCCAAGCAAGCGTTGGTGATGACCAACACGAAGTTCACGGCTTGGGCCATGCAGAACAACTACATGTTCGCCACTGACAAGCGCTAACTACGGGGGCTAAGGCCCCCTAACAACTTCCCCAATAACAACGGAGACAACGATGCTTTTCATCGGTAAATCACTCACGCCCGAACAACGGGTGTCTAAGGCTATCGTGGATATCATGGCGAACGGCAAATATGTGGCCCTCGCAGGTGTCCTGATGATTGGCAAACGCAGCATTGATGCAGACAAGACAAGCCGCATGAAGACTGCTTGCACGGACGGTAAGAACGAGTTCTATCATCCAGACTTCGTCAACGCGCTAAACGACGCCGAGTTACGCTTCCTCGTGCTGCACGAGAACTATCACAAACTCTATCGGCATTTGGAAACGTGGCGCTGGATGTATGACGAGGACGGCCCGCTGGCCAACCAAGCCTGTGATCATGTCATCAATATTAAACTATCTGATGACAACGCAGATGGCTTCGCGGTTATGACAGGCGAACTCCTCAAAGGCTTCTGCGACTTTCGCTTCCGTGGCATGGACGCCGCGCAGGTCTACAAACTTCTTAAGAAGGAGAAGAAGGAAGGCGGCGGTGAGGGTAAACCACAACAAAGCCAAGGCCAGCCGCAGGATGGTGACGGTGAGGGTAAACCACAACAAAGCCAAGGCCAGCCGCAGGATGGTGACGGCACTGGTTTCGACGAGCACGACTGGGACGCCGCAAAAAATATGACCGCAGAAGAAGT